ACCTGCTCATCAGTTTCTTCTGAACTAGTCTCCTCTTCACCCTGAGCATCTTCAGATTCTTGCTGTTGAGGAGGTGCTGGTTGATCATCATTCTCAACCTCCTCAGTTTGCTCCTCAGATTCTCCAGACTGACCCTGAGGTTGAATTTCTTGCTTCTGCTCCTGCTTCTGTTCTTGCTCACAGAACTTCTGAATCAACTCTGCGACATCAAGAACTTCTTCAAATGTTTCACAATCGCCAACTTTTTTGACCAGTTCCACTTCTTCTTTGGTAAAGGGAACAACCTCAAAACTACCAATCTTGTAATAGAGATTGATTTTGTCAGCAAGATTGTAAGAGTTCAAGTCATCATCACCAATGGCAAAGAAGTCCTGCTCAGAAAGTTCGTAATATCCACGATAGAATGACTTAGAGATGCCAGCGTAACGACGCTTCATCAACTTCTCAATACGAGCATCCTCAACAACATTTACAATCTGAGGATTGATCCGCCTGTCTTTGATCCAGTTGATATCAGGCGTGTAGAGGGCATGACCGACTTCATGACCGACCAGCATGTCATAGACTACTCCGCTTGCCTTCTCCCACATAGGGAGCGTCAGGACGCGACTGTGGACGTTGAAGCAGGCAGTCTCCACTTTCTTGTGCTCAACCATTAAGTCCTCGGTGGCAAGCAACTTGGCAAGTTGAGACTTGATTTCGTGGCGGACGGTCATGGGTCTGATGCGTATGGACCTATTATACAAAAAAAGGAGGTCCGAAGACCTCCCAGTGGACAGTTTGGAAATTGTCCTCAGACTCCTTTCAGATGTGGTGCTGCCACATACAGAGGTTTACCATCAACCTTACTCTTCATACCAGCTTTATAGTTCTGATATGCTTTGGTATTACCTCTCTTATCGGCAAGGGTAACAACGTATGCTTCAAGAATAGCATCTCTGTGCTCGTCCTCAAGTTCAAGCATAACTTTCATTGCTTGCTCTTCAGTTAAATCATGCTCAGACATCAAGTAACCTTTGACAATATCAAAGACATCTACATCTTCACGCTTCATAGGAAGACCAACCTTTATTGGTTTTCTAGCACCAGGTCCACCTTTCACACGAGGACCTTTATATGGTGGTTTCTCGGGTTTTTTCTTGGGGGGTAAATCTCCAACTGACGGACCCTTTATAGGAGGACCATCATAATCTGGAGCTACCTTTAACTCATTAATCTGCTCAGGTTGGTCATAGACGGAAGCATATGCCTCCATAAGAGTTTTTGCGACTTTCGCTTCCATCGTTATGAAAAAAACTTATTCTCCCTTATATTTAGTATTACTCGCCTTTGAGTTTAGTATTGTAGGACTTACCACGCCAGGTAAATGTTCCGCTGCTAGGATCTTTACCTTGACTCTTCAACTTTTCACGCTCAGCAGCAAACGCTTTATCAAAATCCTTTGCGGCAGCACTCAGTTTTGTAGCAGATGCTGGTTTTACAGGTTCTGGTTTTTTACCATAATCAGGATTGTTTACCATTCCCTCTGCTGGAGGGATATTCGCCATCTGTCCAGATCTACGTGCTTGATTTGCTGCATCAGTCCTAGTCTTTTGTTGCTCTGGAGTAAGTCCTGATGTAGGTTTCTTATCTAAAGCCTCAAGTCCTTTAGCGATACCATAAGTTGCTAGACCACCAAGCGTTAGTCTTCTCAAATTCCTCAGAAGTTGACGACCTCTAGAGACCGTTCCAGCAACTTGACCAACTTGAGAAGTTCCAAACTGTGGTTTTGGTGCGGGTGGTTGAACGATTCTAGTATTAGCGTTAGTTCTGGGGATTACAGTTGCACCACCAGTATTTGGTCTAGGTTGAGTAGTCTTAAACTCAGGTGCGGGTGTTTGACCACCAGGTCTTAATTCTGTTGGTTTTGGATATAAAGTAGGTTTGGATGCATTAGGTCCAAACTCTGGTTTTGGTGCTGATGGTTGAACATTAGTTGGGAGCGTATCTGGAACTGGTTTTACTTCCAATTTAGGAGCAGCACCTGGTATTTGTCTTCCAGTTTGAGGACCAGCTTGAGTTGGATTCCTGGCGTCAATCTCTGCCTTGATCTGCTCAACAGTCTTGTTGGGTTTTCTTCTTCTAGCCCTTCTTGGTTCTTCCTGAATGTTTTGATATGCTTCAGCAAGATTTCTCAGATCCTTGGAGTTCATTTCCAGATACACTTTTTAGGTATTTAGGATACTACCTTGCTGAACCCTTTGATCTTATCAAACTTAACTACATTCTCAAATTTGTCAAGCATATCTACTTTGTGAGAAATGACGAATATGTTTGCGTCCTTGATGACATAACGAATAATCTTTAGGAACTCATCGGTTCCAAAACCATCAAGAGATGAGTCAAACACCTCATCCATAATCAACAGGTTAGTGTTAGCGGAGTTTTTGACACGCGCTACCTCACGCCAGGTGAAGAGTAGGGCAAGGTCTATTCTCATCTTTTCACCCTCACTAAAAGAACTATAAGAAAAGTCTTCGTGAATAGGGGACTTGATGGACTCGCTAAATTCTTCGTTCAGATGGAAGTTAATGTAAAAATCCATCATCTGAAGATAACGATTAACCTGTTGATTGATGAATGGGAGATACTTCTTGATGATTTTTGTTTTTACGCCATCATCCTTTAAAAGGGAATAGGCAAAATCGTGATAGACGATTTCTTGTTTTTTGTCTGCTAATTCTTCAATTGTCTTGTGGAGATTAGTTTTAAACTCTTCTAACTTCTCATGTTCAGTATTTCTGTTCTGTAAGTTACTGGCAATAGTTTGAATTTCATGTTCAAGTTCTCGTATCTGTCTCTGGTTGAGGTTAATCCGAGTATTGTTCTGAGAAATGTCATGCGTTAGACTAGTGATCTCCTGCGATAGGTCGTTGAATTGACGCTCTCTATCTTGTTCAAACTTAATGGCGTTAACGAGTTCATCGTAACCTTCCTTCAGTTCCTTTGCTTTATCTTGAGCGTCACTAATTCTATTTAAGCGAAACTCTTCCGCTATATCCTGCTGACAGGTGGGGCATACCGTATTCTCAGTGAAGAACTGGTGTTCTTTGGTAATTGTGCCTACCTTTTGAGAGATTTTGCCCTTTAGATTGTTTAGTTTTGATAACTTTTGCCTTGCGCCAGTAACCGCCTCTTGCTTCTCAGTTTTACTCTTTACATCTTCTTCCAAAGAAGTATTCGTCTCAATATACTCATCAACTTCTCCCATCAGAGAAGTGATTTTTTCTTTATTAGATTTGATATTTTCTTTTCCACGGTTCTCAAGTTCTTCAATGAAGTTGCTCTGCATCTTCATCTTATCTTTAAGATTTTCTCTCTTCAAATCAAGAGATTTAACTTGACCCTTCTTCTCTTTGATAGTATCCTTGACAATATTATTCATCGCAGAGAAGATGCGAATGTCAAGCAAATCCTCAATAACTTCACGACGTTGAGATGTGCTGAGTTGCATGAACGGAGTGAACCCAGCAGAACCCAGAATTACAATCTGAGTGAATGACTTATAATTTAACTTGAGAATATTTTCTTCAAGGATGCGTTGCATGGAGCGATCATCTGCTTCCTGATGCAACTTAGTTCCATTTACAACGATGTCAAATACACTGGGTTTGATACCCCGACGAACCAGATATTGACGAGAGTTTACAGAAAACTCAATTTCAACCACACACTCCCTCTCATTAGAAGTATTTACGAGTTGAGGTTTATTAATTTTGCGATATGGTTTATTGAATAAAACAAAAGTCAGAGCATCCAGAACAGTTGACTTACCTGCTCCGTTTGTTCCGACGATTAAGTTGGTACTATTACCTTGAAAGTCTATTTCAGTATATTGATTGCCCGTTGACAGAAAGTTTTTCCACTTAATCTTTTGAAAGGTTATCATTCTTTGGAGGTATCACAATATCGTTCGGTGTAATCACCGCGTATCTGTAATTATACAACCTACAGGTTCTTATGGCAAGTGGTCCATCAACCTCCACAACTTCTAATTCGGTAGGGTCTTCCTCTTCTTCAAGTTGCATCGCATATCTTTCAGCATCATCTTCTTCCTCAAACAAAAACAAGACCTTCTCACCGTTCTTGTTTTGAACGGCATAAGCACCCTCTTGTTTTTTGTCTCTAAGGGTAAGAAGAAACATTACTCAACCTCGCACGCTTGATTATAGATTTTCTGCAGAATACCTTTGATGATACTTTTATCACAGTCCATTTCTGCTTCATCAATATATCTATTCAAAAGCGAGATTGTGTTTTCCGAATCATCTGCCTCAAACTCTTCGTTCTCTTGGATTTCAAAGTTGTCAACAATCTTAAGTTCTTGAACTCCGATACTGTAGAGTTTATCAAGAAACTTCTCAAAGTCTTTGGGTTTCGTCTTTTTCTTGACGATAACTTTTACAATCTTTGCCTTGTATTTCGTGGCATCAAAGAGTTTGTAATTCGTATCTTCATAGTAGATGTTGTAGAAGATGCTGTAAGGGTTGTCAACGTGAGAATGCTCCAGAGTCTCAGTATCAAAGATTGTGAACCCTCTGGGGTCATTCACGTCGTTCCAGAACATCTCATAGGGGTTGCCTAGGTAGAAGATTCGTCCGTCGTCTGATCGTGTATGGTAGTGACCCGAAAATACCCGCTGGAACTTCTCAAATAATTTGCCCTCCATACCGTCTTCCATGATATGACCGCGATGCGCTCTAAATCCGTTGAGCTCAAGGTGCCCCATCGCGCAGTCGCTAGTTGAACCTTTAATAGAAAGGATACTCTTTTCAGTATTCTCTGCATTGATCCAAGGAATAAACAGAACTTGTAGTCTATCTAGCATGACCTCAGTGCATTCTGAATAGACTTTTACATTTTCATATTCTTTCAGCAACAAATCTACAGAATTCACTTCATTCGTGTTCTTGTAGTATGCGGTATGATTACCAACAATAGTATGGACTGTGACGCCCATGTCTCTCAAACGATTGTAATATGTCTCTTTCGCCCAGTCAATTGCCCACAGATCAATACTCCGACGATTGTCAAAAGTATCTCCCATATCTACAACAGTAGTGATGTTATGTTTTTCTAGATACGGGAAGAAAATATCATCATAAAATCTTTTGAAATGATCATGAAGAAACTTAGAAGACTTTCGTGCTCCAAAGTGTTGATCTGTGATAATGGCAATCTTCATCTATTCTTATAAGTGATGTTATCCTTAATCGTGTTGTAATCAGAACTGGTGCCAGCAAGAGCAGTGTCATCAACCATCATGACTTCATCAAACCCAGTCTTTTCAATAATCTTGGTCTTGATCTCCAGTTGCTTCTTCTCCTTCTGGATGCGTCTCAGAAAGGCGTAGTGGATAATCTGCGTGAAGTAAGCAAACGGGTTCTTAGACTTCTCTGGGTCAAAGTTATGAATGTATTGAACGCAGTTTTCAATACCATCAGAGATCATATCGTCTCTGAACATGTAATTGACAAAGTTTGGTTTATAAGAAAGGTGTGTGGCAATCTTTAGAAAACATTCACCCAAGTAATTACTGATTGGTGGTTTTCCTTCCCAACGCTTTGAGCGGTCTTCTTTGGTAGGTTCTCTACCGTACTTACTAACAAAGTCTTCTTCTACTTTTGATCTGTAAACAATAAGTGCTTCTAGTAACTCTTTGTTGTTTACATAATGCTCGGATCTCTTTTTAACCATAACATCACTTTATTGAATATTCTTGATGTTTATATTATAACACATAATCAGGGCTTGACAAGATACCCAAATGTGAGTAGAGTGCCTTTGTGAGGTTTCAAGGATGAGCTTTAGCTTTCTTTGTTATCTTTAAGTTTATAGAGGTTCTCTAGCATTTCTCTAGCATCTTCTACTGTTGTTACGTATCCCATCTTTTTAGTAACTTCAGATTGATTGCTAGAGGACCCTAAGAGTTGATCACCTTCAATATCATCATCTTGCTCATCGTTTAAGTAATTGTTGTAGAACTGAATAATCTTTTGTTCTGTGATTTCAGTCATAGTAACAATCTTATCAAGTTTTACAATAAAGAAATCATCGCCAGGTATCTGAAGCCAAGGTTTGACCTTGATGGCATATCCATTCCTTGTTTCAATGAGTTTCATGATTACAGGATTTTGAAGAACTAACACAGGATCTTCATCATTATCATCCACACAGGCAAGTGCGAATATTTCTTCACCAGTAATTAGTTTGACAGTACAATAAAATTCTTCTCCCATTAGCTCCTTAGCGGTATGTTTACAATATCGTAGTTGAAGTTCTCTTCGTTATAGACTTTAATTCTTTCAATCAAATGGTTAAGGGTATAATTTTTCCTGGATTT